GGACATTGGGCCTGACTTGGTTTATCACCTTGGCTCAAATCCGAAAGAGGCAGATCGTATTTCTCGACTAGCGCCTATTTTGCAGGCTAAAGAGATTGGACGACTTGAGGCTAGGTTAGCCGAGAACCCCGTCCAAAAGCGTACTTCTGGTGCGCCTGAGCCAATTTCACCAGTCACCGCCAGAGGGGTGGGTTCTGGGTCTTTTGACACAACTGATCCACGGTCTATCAAGACCATGAGTACCAGCCAGTGGATTGAGGCCGACAGAGCGCGACAAATGAAAGCGTTGCAGGCGCGTAAGTTTTAATTTATTTTCTAAGGAAAAATCGTGGCTAACAGTATTCTTACCATTGACATGATTACTCGGAAGGCTCTTGAGATTCTTGAGAACAACCTAGTAATTACCCGCAACGTGAACCGACAGTACGACGACAGCTTTGCTGTGAGTGGTGCAAAAATTGGTTCTACCCTGCGTATTCGCCTGCCTGACCGGGCACTGGTGACTGACGGCGCAGCCCTGCAAGTGCAGGACGATGCCGAGCAAAGCACCACGCTGACGGTTTCTACCCAAAAGCACATTGGTGTGAACTTCACCACCGCCGAGTTAACTTTGTCGTTGGACGACTTTGCAGACCGGGTTCTCAAACCCCGTATCTCTCAGTTGGCCTCCAGCATTGACGCTGACGTTGCTAATGCTTACAAAGCCATTTTCAACACCGTTGGAACTCCTGGCACTGCTCCCGCTACCGCTTTGGTTCTGTTGCAAGCGCAGCAGAAACTCAACGAATCGGCTGCTGGTATGGCTCCACGCTACGCTACCGTCAACCCTGCTGCTAACGCTGGTTTGGTCAACGGCCTGTCTGGTTTCTTTAATCCCACCGACACCATCAGCAAGCAGTTTAAGAACGGCATGATGGGTACTGGCGTGTTGGGCTTTGATGAAATAAACATGAGCCAATCCATCAAGGTTCACACCACTGGCTCCCGTGCTGGTACGATTTTGGTTAACGGTGCTGTTAGCACCCAAGGCCAATCGACCATCAGCATTGACGGCCTTACTGGTGCGACTGACACAGTAACTGTTGGTGATGTGTTTACGATTGCAAACGTGTTTGCAGTTAACCCACAGACCCGTGAGTCAACTGGTTCCCTACAGCAATTTGTTGTGACCGCCGCACAAACTGGCGTTAGCAATGCTTTGGCAAACATGGCAATCAGCCCACCAATCTACACCAGCACAAGCGCCTTGGCTACCGTTAACAGCTTCCCCGCTGACAACGCTGCCGTGACCTTTGTTGGTACGGCGTCTACTGCCTATCCGCAAAACATGATCTACCACAAGGACGCAATCACATTTGCTACGGCAGATTTGGTCATGCCCCAGGGGGTCGATATGGCTGCTCGTGCAAACCATAACGGCATCAGTATGCGTGTGGTTCGTGCTTACGACATCAACAACGACCGTATGCCTTGCCGTATTGACGTACTGTACGGTTTCAGCACTATTCGTCCTCAGATGGCTTGCCGTCTGTGGGGTTGATTTAACTCATTTGAAAGGAAATTATCATGGCTCTCCCTAATGGTGCAGGCGGTCAACAACTTGGTGACGGCAACCTACTTGAAGCAGTGATGGGGGTTCAAACCATCCCAACTACTTTGACTGCCGACACAACTTTGACTGCGGATCAAGTGGCAGTTGGTTTGGTTGTTTGCAAAAAAGCTTCGGATGCTACGTTGACTGTAACGCTGCCCACCGCAGCGTTGCTTGACGCAGCTATTACAAGCGCAAAAGTTGGCTCGTCTTTTGAACTGACTATTTGTAACGACAACAACTCTGGTGCTTCTTCTACTGTTCCGGTCACAACCGGCACAGGTATCACGGTCTTTGGTTCGGTAACAATTGCCCGTCATGGCGCACACACTTACCGTTTCGTAAAAACTGGCGATGCTGCTTACTCGGCCTTTTTGAAGTAAGCTAGATGGCAGTCATTTACTTACGTCACCCCGTGCATGGGACAAAAGTTGCGTGTATGGAAGCAGAAGCCGTTTATGACGAAAAAAACGGCTGGGTGAGGTTTGATGTAGATGCGGTAAACGAGCCTGTCACGGTGAACGAAATGAAACGTCCCCGTGGCAGGCCCCGAGTTGAGGTTATTGACGCAGGAGCATAGGGTATGACCACATCTGCTGGCGACCAGATAAACGGGGCGTTACGCCTAATTGGGATGTTGGCAGAGGCTGAGACACCTTCAGCCGCTACGTCTGCTGACGCACTGTCGGCGCTCAACCAGATGATCGACTCATGGAACACTGAGCGTTTGTCGGTGTTCACCACGCAAGACCAAGTGTTTACTTGGCCTGTAAATCAAGCTACACGCACGTTAGGCCCGACAGGTAACTTTGTTGGCAACCGGCCTGTTTTGGTTGATGATGCCACCTACTTCAAAGATACCTCAAACGGTACTTCGTATGGCATTAAAATAATTAACGAACAGCAATACAACGGCATTGCTGTCAAAAACACAACCAGCACCTACCCGCAGGTGCTGTACGTCAATATGGGCTACCCCGACATTACGATGACGGTGTACCCTGTGCCTACTGCGCCACTGGAATGGCACATTGTGTCGGTGGAAGAATTGACGCAGCCAGCAGTGCTGGCAACTACGCTGTCCTTTCCTCCAGGCTACTTACGATGTTTTAGGTTCAATCTGGCTTGTGAGATTGCCGCTGAGTTTGGCGTCGAGCCAAGCCCACAGGTGCAGCGAATTGCTATGACCTCCAAGCGCAACATCAAGCGCATCAACAACCCTGACGATGTAATGGCAATGCCCTACGGCATAGTCGCTAATCGTCAACGCTACAACATCTACGCTGGGAATTTTTAATTATGACTACCGTTGCCATCTCTGGTTTGCCCGTTGCCACCGTCATCAACGCTGCTGACATTGTTCCATTTGTCCAAACTGGCACAACCAAAAGCATTAGCAAGACCCTGCTGTTTACCAGCCCTGCAATTGCAACTCCGACAATTACAAACCCAACAGTCAGCACTGGCACATTTACTACGCCAACAATCACGAATCCAACAGTCAGCACGGGTACATTCACTAGCCCTGCATTGGTGACACCAGCAATCGGCGCAGCTACAGGCACAAGCCTTGCGCTCACTGGTCTAGCTACAGTTGGCACAACCCTTGGCGTAACTGGCGTATCCACGTTGACAGGTGGTGCGGTTATTGAAGGCATGACGGTAGGACGGGGAACGGCTGGTATTGCATCAAATACGGCTGTGGGAGCGTCAGCTTTGCTGGGAATTACTACAGGAACCACAAATACCGCCGTGGGTTCTACAGCAGCAAAATTTATTCAAGGTTCTGTAGCCTGTGTTGCTATTGGAAATGCTGCATTGGCTAACGCTACCGCTGGCAACAACAACACGGCAATTGGTTCAAATGCCTTAACATCAGGAACTCCTGGTAGTGACTGCACTGCGGTGGGACAGCTTGCACTTACAAATGCAACAGGCAGCAAAAACACCGCAGTTGGCGTGGGAACATTGCAAGCTGCTACAGGTAGTTGTGTAGCTTTAGGTTATTTTGCTGGAACGTATGAGACAGGCTCAAACGCTTTCTACGTCAATAACCAAGACCGCACCAACACCGCAGGAGATCAAGCAAGTTCGCTGATGTATGGCACGTTTAACGCCACAGCATCTAGCCAAACGCTAAAAGTTAATGCGGCTCTAACAGTAAATGGCGGTTTAATAGGGGCTGTACAAACCCTATCTGGCCCCGGTGCTGTAAACCTAACTACATCTACCACTTCTTTTACTTCAACCGCTACTGGCAATGCACTAACGCTTGCAGACGGATCACAAGGTCAAATCAAGATAATTGTTTATATTGCAGAAGCAGCAGGCGGCGACACTGGTATTCTGACTCCTACCAACCTTGGCAGTGCAACCACAATCACTTTTAATACTATTGGAGATGCGGTAACGCTTCAGTATGTCGGCACTGACTGGTGGGTTGTTGGACTCCGTGGCGCTGTAGTTGCCTAATGAAAACCCCCATTCTTGGTTCGGCCTATGTTGCCCGTAGCGTTAACGCTGCGGATAACAGGATGGTCAACCTGTTCCCAGAAGTCGTCCCAGACGGAGGAGAGACAGGCGGGTTTTTGAACCGAGCGCCTGGGCTTGACTTGCTGGTGACGGTTGGGACAGGGCCAATACGGGGCTTGTGGACGTTCAACGGCGTTGGCTATGTGGTTAGTGGCACGGAACTTTACAGCTTTACCACGGCCTATGTAGCCACCTTGCGTGGCACGGTAGCAGGCACTGGCCCGGTCAGCATGAGCGACAACGGCACTCAGTTGTTTATTGCAGCCAACGGGCCGGGTTACATCTACAACAGCAGCACGGCAGTCTTTGCCCAGATCACAGACGTTGACTTTGCTGGTGCGCTAATCGTTGGCTACCTAGACGGCTACTTTGTCTTCATTCAGCCAAACAGCCAGATATTTTGGCTAACGCAACTGCTGGACGGTTCATCAGTTGACCCGCTTGACTTTGCCAGTGCCGAGGGTTCGCCTGACGGCTTGGTCAGCATGATTATTGACCACGGGCAAATTTGGCTGTTCGGCACTAACTCAGTTGAGGTGTGGTACGACTCTGGCGCTGCTGACTTTCCCATGACCCGCATCCAAGGCGCGTTTAACGAGATTGGCTGCGCTGCGGCCTTCTCTGTTGCCAAGTTGGACAACGGCATCTTCTGGCTAGGCGCAGATGCGCGAGGGCAAGGCATTGTCTACCGGGCCAATGGCTACACCGGCACTCGGGTCAGCACCCACGCTATTGAGTTTGCCATTGCCCAATACGGCGACATTTCTGACGCCATTGCCTACACTTACCAGCAAGAAGGCCATGCTTTCTACGTCCTGACATTCCCTACCGGCAATGCCACTTGGGTTTACGATGTGTCTACCCAGGCATGGCACGAACGGGCTGGGTTTGACAATGGCCTATTCATGCGCCACAGGTCAAACTGCCAGATGGCGTTCAACAGCCAAATTGTGGTTGGCGACTACGTTAACGGCAACATCTACGCTTTTGACTTGGATGTGTACGCTGACAACGGCAGCATCCAAAAGTGGCTGCGCTCATGGAGGGCGTTGCCGTCAGGCCAAAACAACCTCAAACGCACGGCCCACCACACCTTGCAGCTTGACGCTGAAACAGGCGTAGGGCTGGGCATCACGCCAGGGTATGACGCAGAGGGCATCATCACTGAGTTGGCAAACGTCCCACCAGCAGGCCCAAGCTACCAACTGATTGCCGAGTTTGATTGGGAGTACCTAGCAACTGAAAGCGGCGATGAAATTATTGTTGAAACGGCCTTTGGATTCCCTGTTGAATACCTAGTGACCTTTGCCTACTCTGGCCCAGACATTGACGGCGCTGAAATTGTTACCGAGTCATCTCTACCCACACCGGGCTACGACCCGCAAGTTATGTTGCGCTGGAGCGACGATAGCGGTCACACTTGGTCAAGTGAGCATTGGACGAGCATGGGCAAGATCGGTGAGTACGGATACCGCACGTTCTGGCGGCGGCTTGGCTCATCCAGAGATCGGGTTTACGAGGTCAGCGGCACTGACCCGGTAAAGATTGCCATCATGGGCGCTGAGTTGGTGTTAAGTCCAACGTCAAGCTAGTATGTCAAACGTCACCCAAATCCCTGCGCCTCGGGTTGCTTTTACCCAAGATGGGCAGATCACGACCCAATGGTTTCGTTGGCTGAACAACGTCTACACAATCACCGGCTCTGGCCTTGGCATCACGCCGGTAATCAACGGCGGCACGGGGTTGGGCACAATTCCGACCAATGGCAAGTTGCTGATCGGCAATGGCACAGGCTATTCGCTGAACACGCTGACTGCTGGCGCTGGCATCACAGTGACCAACGGCGCTGGGACGATAACTTTGGCCTCCAGTGGCCTGACAAGTTTTAGCGCCGGGACAACGGGGTTTACGCCCAGCAGCCCAACAACTGGCGCGATAGTGTTGGCAGGCACTTTGGTGATAGCCAATGGCGGCACAGGAGCCACTTCAGCCGCAGCAGCGCGAGCCAACCTGGGTGCTGGTACAGGCAATGGCACGGTTACGTCAGTAGGCGGCACGGGTACGGTCAACGGCATCACGCTAACAGGCACAGTCACCACAACAGGCAACCTAACCCTTGGCGGTACGCTAAGTGGAGTTAGCTTGACCACGCAAGTCAGTGGTATCCTGCCTATAGCCAACGGCGGGACAGGAACTTCCACGGCTGGCGTTAGCGCCACAATCGTGACTGCTAAACTGACTGCACTCGGCGCAGACGGCAGCATGACTTTTACAAACGGTTTGCTTACAGCGCAAACTCCTGCGACTTAAGGTAACAGATGCCAGTAATGCCTGCTCAATGGCAAGAGGACAGCAAAACCAACAAACAGCGTTGGTTTTTAGGCCATCAAGATGCCATTGACTTTGTAAATTGTTTTTTTGATGCAGTAGAGTTGTGGGACGATCTGATTGACAAGGACGTTGAAATCCTAGACGAACACGTTAACCGGGCTTTTTTGTCGTTGATGTTTGTGCTACCCGCTAACCGTTGGTTTGTGGCAAACTACAACTACTACCAACCCTTAATCATGGCGTCAATTAACGGGTTCCATGACGCCAATGAGATGTGCAAAAGTGACAAAAAGCATCTGAGGAACTTGGCGTTTCACATCCGCAATTTTGGGATTGAGATACATATTGCCACCGCATTTTTGATTGGTGGTTTTGAGCATATGCGTAAAGTGTCCCGCGAAATCCGCGAGTTCTACGCTTTTGAGGAGTTTGAAAATGGATCCAGATAGCGCAATTAGATATGGCGTACCCGCAGCCGGATCGCTACTTGGTGGCTACTTGTCGTCTAGCGGTCAACAACAAGCTGCACAAACCCAGGCCAGTGCAGCCAACCGTGCGGCAGATTTGCAATTTGAGCAACGGCAGGCTGAGATAGCACGGCTACAGCCACAGTTTGAAGCAGGAACGAATGCACTTAGGCAGATGCAGGGCGGTGCGTTTGCACAACCAGAAGCGTTTTCATATGACCCATCAAAATATACGCAAAGCGCGGCAAATAAGTTTTTAACTGATGCTGGCAATAGAAACGTACAGGCATTACTTGCATCACAAGGCAGAATGTTTTCTGGCGGTGCTTTAAAAGCAATTTCAGATTACAACCGAAATGCAGCGTCTGTAGGTGAAAAAGAAGATTACCAACGTGCATTAGATGCGTATAACTCTAGGGTGGCACAGTCCAACACTGGCTACAACCGCTTGGCTGCTATGGCTGGTTTGGGGCAAACAGCAGGTACTCAAATTGGCGCTGCCGGTCAAAACTATGCAACCAATGTTGGCAACCTAACGGGCCAAGCTGGGCAGGCCATTGGCGCTGGGCAGATCGGTGCGGGTAACACATACAACAACGCTATACAAGCTGCGCTTCAAGGATACCAAAACAACCAGATGATGAATTTGTTTAGGGATCCATCTATCAGACAATCAGCGTATTCTCCGCAACAAATCGCATACGCAAACCGAATGAATGTGTCGCCGTATGGTTCACAATTGTTTGATGAAAGTTAATTATGGCAACCCTTAACGAAATGATAGCGCAAGGGGCGCAGTTCTATACCCCTGATCCAACAGCGCAGTACAACAAGATGGCGCAGATGCAGAAGTATCAGCAAGAGAATGAACTTGCCAAAATGCAAATGGAAGAATATGGAAGGGCGCGGCAAGAGAGCAACGCCTTGCGCCAGTTCTTGCCGGGTCTGAACGAAAGCAATCGCAGCCAGTTGCTGGGCTATGGCGCAGCGGGGCAGAGCGTCTACAAGACGTTAGGTGAGGACGAAACACAGCGGCGATTGGCTGAACAAGCTAAGTCGCAAGCCGCCGTCAACAGATCCAACGAAGTTAAAAATGCTGTTGCACAAACAAGAAATGCAGTTGCTGGAATAGACCCAAATGATTCAGAAAGTTACATGGCGCTTCGTACAAGCGTCTTGAATCAGTACCCAGAACTTGCGCCGTATATGCCTAACACATGGAATGGAAATGTCCAGCAAAGGCTTCTTGTTACCGCTGACAGTGTGTTGGAAGGGCAGAAGCCTAGGCCACCTGTTATTTTAAGCCCTGGGCAAATGGCTATTCCAGGTGATGACCCAAGGTTAACTGGACTTGGTGTAACTGCACCAGCGGCAGCGCCAGCAGCGGTTAAGCCACCAGACAAAATAACAATAATGACAGGCTTAGGCTATCCGCTAACGCCAGAAGGTAACGAAGCCTATGAAGCTGCTATACGCGCCAAACCTACCGTATCTGCGCCGACTGGTACTCTTGCAGAAATGAGAGCCACAGGGATTCCAGAAACGCCAGAGGGACTCGAACTTTATTACAGGCTAAAAGAAAAACCCCCTGTAGTTGCTGCGGAAGCAAGAACAACAGAAGAAAAAAATGCACGGGCAATTGCATTAGGATCAGGCCCAGAGGGTTCTTTTGCATACAACGACAGACTGCAAAAAGAACTTGCAAGATTAACAGCTAAAACTGAACCTATAACCGCAGCGCCAGCACCTTCAACAGAAATGAAAAACGCAGATGCGTTTGCACGGTTAAAAGGCGAACCGGGTACGCCTGCGTACAACAAAGAATTTGCTGCACAAATGGCAAGACTGACGGCTAAATCTAGCGGCGGTGAGGGCGGTGGGGCTGGTGGGGCAGCAGGCACTGGAACGGTTGAAGTTGTTGATCCAAAAGACCGCACAAAAACTATTATTGTTACCAAAGCAAGGGCTGTAGCCGAGGGCTTGACCCCAGCCAAAGCAATTGAAGGCTTAACGCCAAAAATGAAACAACAATTAGAAGCTGATTATCCAAAAGCAACTGTTTCGCTAAGATCATATCAATCTAAATCAGCAGCGTTTATTAAAGACATTGAGGAACTGCGAGATAGCGAAGGACTTGACTCTGTTACTGGGTTTGCAGCAGGAAGGGCGCCGGGTATTACAGACGCTGGGCGTGCAGCAGTAGCCCTTTATAATAAAATAGTTGCTAAAGGCGGTTTTCAATCACTGCAAGATATGCGTGATATGTCTAAAACTGGTGGTGCGCTAGGAAACACATCCAACAGAGATATTTCTTTACTTATTGATGCATTTGCAGCTATAGATAGAAAACAAAGTGCATCCGATGTTAGGAAAGCCCTTAATAATTTAATTAATGAATTAAAGGGTAGTCAAGGAAGGATGAAAGACGCTTACGATTTAACTTATGAATATAGAAATTTAAACGCTGCGCCAGCAGCAGGCGGCGTAGACGCTAATAATCCGCTCTTGCGCGGCAAGTGAGAGTACAAAATGGCTGATCTAGCATCAATTCTCACTGACCCAAATTACGTTAACGCAAACGAAGCTACTAAAGCGGCTATCTTTGACAAGCTGGCCCCTCAAGACCCAAATTTTTCAAACGCAAATTCAGAGACACAAGCAGCTATTCGCAGTAAATTTGGGCTACCTGTTTTTGGAACCACAGAAGGCAACGCTGCTTTTGGCAACCCAATGGCAGAACAAAAGTATGGTGGCCCGAAAGACACTAGCCGTATAGACCCATTGACCGCCATAGGCGGGGCTGGTGCGTTTGGCACTGCTATGGGTGTGGCAGCGCCTGAAATTTTGCAGGGCTTGTCAACCGCAACTAGAAGTGTGCCTTATTTGGCTCCCGTCAGTACTGGGCTAGGCATCATGGCTCAAGGCGCAAGACAAACGGGTCGCCTACCCAGCGCGTTTAGCGGCGGCGTTAGCGGTTTAGCCAGCGAAACAGCAGGGCAAGTTGCTGAAGGGATGGGCGCTAGTCAACCAGTGGCTGAAGTAGCAAGGTTTGCTGGTGGTGCTGTAACGCCCGAACTAGCGCCGTTGGCTTTGCAGTTGGGTAGGTTTACAGTTTCTGGCGCTCCTCAACAAGCCGCCATAAGTTTTGCAAAATCAATGCTTGCCAAACTTACTGACGGGCGCTTATCGCCTGCCGAACAAAAACAACTTGCTGATATACAGTCCAGAATTATGGGTGAGCAAGACCCAGGCCGAGCCATGCAAATTCTTGGCGAAGCGATGGAGTTAGGGTCTGCGGAAACAAGGGCTGCTGGTGTTGCAAGAGCGGCTGCGTTGCACTCAGACGCCGCTCAAGTAGCGCAGAAAGCGCGTTTGGCAGCGGAAGCAGAACTAGCAAAAGTACCAGGGCAACAGGCCAACATTCAATCGCAGCAGGCGTACCTTAAAACACTTCAAGACCAAGCGCGGAGTGCTGGGTTAAGCACAGTCAGCACGATTGGTGAGAACCGGCCTTTAAATCTTATAGGCGAAGAATTACAAAAAGCAGCGGCTAAACGCCAAGGCGAACTAAAAACGGCTGCGTCTGCGGCGTATACCGAAACCCAAAAAGAAGTACGAGATATTGTTTCTGGCTTAGAAGCAGCAAATAATTCAGTCACTGATTTAAGTTCGTACAAAAAATTAGTAGACCGTCTAAAAGCCGAACTAAGGCCCGGTGTTCACTCTCCAGATGTGGCTAGAGGCTATCAAAAGATACTTGACCAAATTACCGTACCATCAAAAATTGGTGAGGCTCCCGTAGCGTTTCAACCTGCTGTTGGCGGTGGTGTTGTGTCTGTCAGAGGCCCGGCTAAACCACCAGAAAAACCTACCTTCCAAGCCATTGACGATGCTAGGCGTATGCTGGGAGAAGCGTTTAGGGGCGAGGCCGACGAAGGTTACAAAGCCATTGGTAACGTGGCGCAAAAAGAATTTTATGGCCTAGTGTCTCAAGTCCAGAAAGATTTTGCTGGTGACGCTCAGACTCGGCTGCTGACCCAATACGCTGATTCGCGCCCAGGCTTAGAAGTGTTTGGGTCTAAGGCCGGTACTAAATTGACCGGCCTTGACAAAGGTGCGTTGACGCAATTTGCCAGCGACCCGTCAAAAATACCGGCTGCGTTTTTCTCAACACCAAAAATGTTTACGTCTTTGGTGGAACTGGTTGGCGACAAAGCGTTAGCAACGCAAGCCGCTCAACAATATGCGGCTAATCAGTTGGCATCTAAGCAAACAGCCAAAGAAGTTGGCACTTGGATGACAACCAACCGTGAGTTTTTAAATGCTGTGCCAGAGGTAAAAGCATCTGTAATTGCTTATCAAAGCACATTGCAAAACAGCGAACGGGAAATAGCCAACATAGGCGCAAAAATCAAAGGGCTAAACACACCGCTGAACGCGCTGGCGCCAGAAGCAAAAGCAGCAGCTAACAAAATGCTGACCGAAGGTCGTGCTGGTTCCGCAGCGCTTACCAAAGAAGCCGGTGCAGTGAGTAGCCAATCTGCGGCATTGGCAGATCAAATATGGGACAGCAGTTCTGCGGCGTTAAAAAATGTGCGGGACGCCGTCAATGGCGGGGACATAAACAGGTGGTCGGCTATTGCCCCCATCATAGAGCGTTCGCCAGATGCAAAGAAAGCAGTTTTTGACGCTGTGCGCCAAGTTACCTCAGAGATGGCAACTGGGCCTGGGGCGATTAGAAAGTTCAACGAACAGATGCGCCCTGCGCTAGAAAAATTTGGTATGCTAGGCAAAGCAGAAGCAGACTTTATATCCTCAGAGTTAGCAAAAATTAACGCTAAACCAGGGTCTGACGTTGAGAAGTTAGGTTTGATTCGGCGTCTAATACTGCAAGGCGTAGCCGGGTACTCCAGTTCTTTGGGTGGGCGACTTGGCGCAGCAGGGTTTAGCTTTGCTGGTGACATTCCAGGGCAAAACAGCATAGCACCTAGAGCCACCAACCAAAACGCGATGACAAGATGACACCCGAAGACCGCTCCCTGCTGATCTCCGACCTGCTTGTTGCGCTTAAGAGCAGCGACACCTGCCTCGACATGGAGGAGCAGCAGTGGGTAAAGAACGCCATCAAAGCGCAGAACGACATGGAGCGGCTGCGGAAGGCCATCATTGAGAAGACACTCGCCGGTCTGATCTGGGCGGCTATTATTGGTGTGGCCTATCTGTTTGTAGATTTCTTGCGAAACCACGGGCTAAAGATATGAACTATTACCTTAATGCCTTCAATGAGATGTTGCGTAAGCGGCAGGAGAACCAGATGGGGCGAGGTGGTGGGCAAGACTTTGGTCAGGGCAGAGAGTACGCCAGCCCGTCTGGGCCTGATGCACTTGGCCTAGGCCCAGCACAAGACAGGTCAGCGTTCCGAGACACCATGCGGGAAATGCCGCCAGCGTTAGGTTTTGCGTTGGGTAGGATTCCTGGCATTGGCATGGCGTTTAGTCTAGCCAAAGTTGCTGACTACGCAATGGGGAAAGCAGCAGAGGCAAGAAACGCCCCTGCAAACCAGCAAATGTCTGAGGCTAGGCAAGCGTTTAGGACAAGTGAGATTGCAGACAGAAACTCAGCTATGCAAAATACGCCGCAGCAAGCGTTTAGATCAAGTGAACTTTCGGGCATGAACGCGCCCATGCAAAACACCCCGCAACAAGCGTTCCAAACTGGTGAGAAATCATACGCCCCAACAGCTACAGCCCCACAGTCCAATAACTTCCTTGCGTCTTTGTTGAGCGGTATTCTTCCCAGTTCCTCAGTGTCTTTGAATCCCGCACAAGTTGAGACTCGGGCGGCTACGTTTAACCCGTATGCTGGAGAAAATCCAGTTCTAAGTTCAACGGGTAGTGGCTTTGCTGGCGCTGATATTGGCTTTGGCGGTGGGTTTGGCGGTGGTGTTGGAACTGGAATCAGTGGCGGCAGTCCTGCTGATGCTGCTGATTTAGGCTACAACCAAGGCGGCATGGTCACGCCCGAACGCTTGATGGGCCGCGCTCCTGCGCCGGACGATGGCTACGGGGCGTTACAGGGCGGTGAATACGTCATCACCAAGGCGGCGGTGGAGAGGTACGGCAAGGCGATGATGGACGCTATCAATAATGGCACTTTCCGCTAATCATGGAATTTTTCGAGGCACTGGCAAAGGGTTGGCCCATGCTGCTGGCGCTGATTACGCTCATCATTGTGCTGGCTAAGATGGACATAAAAATCGCCGTGCTGGAAGAAAAGGTCAAAAGCCTGTTTGAGATTTTTAACCGTAAAGACAAATGATAGATGTGACCAAGGCCATCGGAGCCGTCGCAGCCAGCATTGCAGCCATTGGTGGCGGTTACACGCTTGCCGATAAGTTTGGTTGGTTTGACCGGGCTATTCTGGAGTGGTCGCCAGAGCATTTTAAAATCACAGCAGCGGCTGGACAGGCCATCAACGTCACAGTAGCCCGAATCAAAAAGCGTGATGACTGCTCTGTTGAAAGTTTTACCCCAAGCATCCGTGACGCATCGGGCATGGTGCATGAGGCAACAACAACAGCAAGCAAGTTCAGCGGCCCCGCAGGGCCACAGATTGATACTTTTTCGTACCAATTGACAATGGTGAGAAAAGAAAAGATTGCACCCGGCACAGCCACGCTACTAGCAACCATCAAATACAAATGCCCCGAAGGTGAGCGTGTCGTGCAGTACCCTCGCCATGCAAATTTGTCATTTTTATTGGAGAAATAATGGACTGGCTTAAACAAATTGCACCTACGATTGCCACTGCTCTTGGTGGCCCCTTGGCTGGCATGGCAGTATCAGCTATTAGCAAAGCGATTGGCGTTGACCCCGAGAAGGTGGGCGACCTAATCAGCAGCAACAAATTAAGCGCAGAGCAGATTGCTCAAGTGAAATTAGCCGAGATTGAACTGCAAAAGCAGGCGCAAGAACTTGGCCTTAATTTTGAAAAGCTGGAAGTTGAAGATCGCAAGAGCGCCAGGGATATGCAGTCAGTCACTAGGTCAGTGATGCCGCCAATACTGGCTGCTGCTGTAACTATTGGATTTTTTACCATCATGATTATGATGTTTTTCAACAAGATCGACTCTAGCAACCCGGCTATCTTGATGATGCTGGGCAGTTTAGGCACAGCCTGGACGGGCATCATTGCTTATTATTTTGGCAGCAGCGCCGGGAGCCAAGCCAAAACTGATTTGCTGAGTAAAAAATGACGCCTCACTTTAGCCTTGCGGAACTAAC